GTGCCGACCGGTATAGACGTTTGGAATCTCATCCCGTGGAGCTGGTTCGTCGATTGGTTCACGAATATAAATCACGTGATTACCAACCTCTCCTTTCTGGGGAAAGACGGGCTGTACTTGCAAAGGGGATACATAATGGCTCATTACAGCGAAGTGGAGAAAACCACTCAACGTCGTGAGTATATGGGAACCCCGATCTCGACAACTGGCGTCCGTACTTTTGAACGCAAGTATAGAGTGAAAGCAAGTCCTTTCGGATTTGGACTTACTTGGAAGGATTTTGACCCCTTCCAGCTGTCCATCCTAGGAGCGCTCGGCGTGAGCCGAATGCGCTTCTAAAGTCGCGTCCCTTACAAGGGTTCGCGCCGCCTATCTCTCTCCTTGGGCAAGAGGTAACCGCAAAGCACATGGTTACGGTGTGTTTTCTCTCAGAAAGAGTCTCATGTTCGCAGATCCACAGTCCATTACTGTTGCTACAGTAGCCAAAACCCTCCCCCGAGTTTCCTCGGGTGAGTTCTCCGGTCAGTTCAGGGCGTCAGATGGCGCCTATACACTGTCGGTGAAGCACACCAGCGGCAAGCGGGAACGGTCCGTCGTTCGATTGGACGTGCGCAAAATCGGCGCAAATCCTCTCGATCCGACGAAGAACCTACCCTACACTACCTCTGTTTATGTGGTTTCGGACGCGCCTCCGCAGAATGCAGGCTTCTCCAGTGTTGAACTGGAGGACAACCTGAAAGCGCTGGCCGCGTACCTTACGCCTGCCAACATCACGAAGTTCGTGGGGAAGGAATCGTAAGGTCAAGGACGGGACACTAGGGCTAATTACGGCCTTTGTGATATTCGCATTGTGGTTCTGGTTACTCTCATATGAGGTTTCCAGAGCCGCACTGTGATGTCTTTGCGAACTAGAGGACTCGCCTAGCTTCACCAACCTTTGAAAGTAGGTCGATGAAAAGCCTGACGAGACTCTGGTCTGAACTGGCGCTGGATTGCGCCAGACAGTGTGACACGAGCTGTGACCGCGACATCTTAACGATGCGCGGTCGCGTTGAACACGAGGGTGACAGCTTTCTAACCATCACTCTTCCCAACTTTGCTGCAGACTTTGAAAAGAGTCTGGAGCTTGGACGGGTTGGACCTGGCCTCTTTGTTTCTTTTAAGAAGAGGCTAGCGCTCCCTGCATTTATGCAAGGTTTGCTTGTCCAGGTGTTCGATATACGTACCGGTACGATTCACGAGCAGCCTAGTGTGGCTGCCATCCGGGCTGTCCGCCAGCTAACGCTCATTTTCAAAAAGATTGAGCGTGAAACTACGGACCATCGGAAGGCAGCAGCTGAGGCTGCTTACGTAAACTGTGAGATTGATTTGGAAGCTACGGAAGGAGCATTAAGCGATGAACAACGTCGCGACTTCTCCCGCAGTTTCGCTTGGCTGTACTCTGATGTTCTCAGTGACCTTACAAAGGCCCTCGAGCGTCACGAAGTTAAAGCCAAGCACGGCCCCGGTTCTACTCAGGATAAACTCCTGGGGAACCGCAAATGGGACTTTCCAACTTGGACGTCCCGTCTGGAACCACTTTTCCCGTATGCGCGCTATTGCACGCCTACGTGGTCGAGGAATTCGGACTACAGTTTCAATCTCCTCCCACCGGAGCAGGAGCCACCCGTCAAGGTGGTATTTGTTCCTAAGACTCAGAAGACACCGCGAGTGATCGCCATGGAGCCCACGCACATGCAATACGTGCAGCAGGCCGTGATGACCACTCTTGTTCCGTTGCTTGAGAGGTGCCGAATAGGCGCTTCTCAGGGCTTCACTGACCAAAGTCCCAACCGTGCGAAAGCGCGGGAAGGATCTGTCACTGGAGCTTATGCAACGATCGATCTCTCTGAGGCTAGCGATCGTGTCTTGGCGTCTCTTATAAACGACGCTTTGGCACCTTGGCCCACCGTTCAAGAAGCGGTGATGTCAAGTCGATCGACTAGCAGCAAACTCCCATCAGGTCGTGTTATTAACCTGCGGAAATTTGCTTCTATGGGGTCAGCCCTGTGCTTTCCGGTGGAGGTGATGGCGTTTTCAGCCATTATCTTCACCGCATTGCGTCAGGCAGGTGGACAATCTGCTGCAGAGGTCTTGAATGTCTTTGCAGCGGGTGAGGTACGCGTCTATGGGGATGACATCATTGTCCCCACAGATAGTGTCCTTTGCGTCGAGGAACACCTCGAGGCCTATGGCCTTAAGGTGAACAGGTC